TCCTTTAGCAAATCCGTCAGCAAATCCTCCAACCATATCTCCAGACTGTGGATCATTTTCGTATACCATGCTATCTTCACCTATGAAGATAAAATCGGTTCTTCCTTTATCTGTTGCAAACATATATTCGTATAAAGTTTGCCAAGCATCTTTATTGTTTTCTGGGAAGACATAAGAGAGAGGATTACCATTATCTGCGTAACCTATTTCAGATTGATACAGATTGCTAGGTAACGCTCCAGGCACACCTTGATTTGGTGGTACTTCATTAGAACCACCATCATCTGGATCTGTATTGTCTGGTGGACATTCTGGACATGGTGTGCAAGTAGGATTCGCTCTTCTGGCCATTTTTCTTTTTTCCTCTGCTAATTCTGATTCAGTATATGTGACGGAATTAGGAAGCATAGACCTTTTGACTACGCCAAATTCTTCCGAAATATTTAGGTTTCTTTTAAAAAGACTTCCAGGCTTATTGTTGTTGTTCATCAAGATATCCTATATCAATACAAAACTGTTCCAGTATTTATTTTATTAAAATAATATGTTTTAATCCCAATAACTAAATTCTTGAATAGTTACTGCTATCTCATAGTCATCCAAAGATGATATTTCTAAAGAATTAGAATTTTGTACAATTCTATCATTATTTGTGTCTCTGACATAATCATTATTGGTGTCTTTCTCGTACAGAATAGGAGAAATGTTAATCTGTGAATATTTAAAAGCCATTAGTCCTCCAACCTAAAAATATTTGCTTCCACATCCTGAATAAGAGGAGATGTCTTTACAGGACCATAGATCATCATTTTGGCAGTAAATACCATATCCCAAGATATAAAACGAGTCTTCTCCATAGCCAACGATCCTTCTGCTCTTTCTTCAGTCGTAACGGAAGTCAAGACAATAGGTATGTCTAGTTTTTCATAACTGTCTGAAAGAACACCAGGCTTTATAGTTACTGTAAACTCTGGTGTGAAGTATGGAAGAATCTGCTCTACTATCTGCAACCCATCGTCCATATTTCTAACATAAGATGATAGAGTAAAGTCTATGTTGTAGGGAACATTGCAGTGATGGTATGAGAATTCCATCTCGTTATTTGTAGATACGGTTTCCTTGTATCTTTTGTTTATGCTATTCTTTTTTCTTTCGGGATCATATTGAATATTTGTTATTGCAAAAGACATTCTTGGTAAAGTTATCTGTACCGCTTGATTTTCCAAATTAGCAAAACTCAAAGCGAGTTTTTGCATGAATATTTCTTTTGGTGAATAAATCAATGGTACTTTTATCTTTTGTGTTTTGTTTGCACCATCAGTTCTGTTTATGTAAATATTATTAAACAGAGTACCAAAAGATATTACTGTCTTTCTTATAAGACCGTGGTAAAAATTAGTAAACATCAATAATTACCCTCCGAGAAGGGATCTACTTCTGTGAAGTCTATTATACCTTCTCCCTCAAGTTGTATAGAAGAAGCATCGCTTGGGTTTTTGCTGTCGTTGAAGTAATCTATGATACCATCATTGTTCTCATCGACACCCGACACAATATTGTCTTCAATAGCATCAATATCACTATCACCAGTATTGAGTTCTTCCATAGAATACTTGAAGAGTTCACATTCTAGTTTGTATGTGTAAAGTTTTCCTCCCTGAAAGAAAACCTGTTTGTTGTCAACATATTTGATTTCAAAAAGACCCTTGGAAAGAGGGAAATATATCAAATCACCCATAGAAGGAGCGTCCAAATCAATCGGACGATCATTCATAGGTGGAAGTTTCCCTGCTTCTTGTTCGAATCTTTTCTTCGATACAGTCAATGTCATGTTGTCCTGTATCTCAATACCAAACTTAGAGACTATTTCTCTTTCACCTTCAAATCCATTAAATGTATCCAAATACATTTCTATTGGAAACGAAATATCAAAATAAGACAAAGGATCTTCACCAAAAACCATGTCCTTATTTGCATATCTTCTTGGCAAATAATAGACATCTATTCCCTTCGTCTTTATGGATTCTATCATAAGACTCTCCATAAGATCTTGGGTTGGTTTGTATTTGGTGTTGTTGAAATAAGGATTTGTTGCCATGTTTAACCAACGAAGAAGTTAGGTGGTGCTTCGTATTTGCTTTGAACTTCGCTTTCCAATTTGTCTATTTCTTGTCTAGCATCATTATAAATTTCTGGGCCGTTTAGAGTTATTCCACCAGCAAGTGTAATACCAGAGAACTTGGAAAGATTTGCACCCCACTGTTCTTTTATCTTTGCAGTGGTATAGAGTTTCAAAAGACGATCATTATAGATTTCACCATATGTCTCTGGATCTAAAACTCTATATGCTTCAAACATCATGTAGTTGCCTATAACTGGATGGGTATCCCAATCCATGTCAACATAAATTCTATTGGTCACTCTACTGAAAGTTATTGCTTTTTCGGGAGTAAGCATGTCTTGTAACAACTGCATATGGGAACGGGTATAGTTGTAACCTATGAGTGAATCGCTGTATGTATTGGTTCTTAGACCATATAAATCGTTCAATGCTATCTGATAACGAGCATCGAACATACCAGTACCGCCAAGGGTATCGTATAACTGGAAACATCTTATTACCGTTATTATGGACTTACCATTAGGATCTAAAGCAGGAGCGGCTTCAATGCCTTTTGCAGCATCAGCAACAGTGGGTTGAGTGAGATCAATGTATTTGTTGTCTATGTCCTGTTGAGTTATTTGTTTTCTTAAATAACATCTTTCTACCCCATCAAAATGATACTCTGCAAAAAATTGCAGAGCATCATCTATACGATCCTCAATCTGAGCATCGTCTATATTGATTTCAATAACAGGATAGCCAAGTCTACGCAGGCAATACTGTTTTAATTGTTCTCTAGAAGTAGGTGTCATTTTATCTCCTCAATTTCTATTATTTATATTGAGGAGATGAAATTCACTGCTTGAACAAGAAACTAATTTTTGCAATATCTCCAACCGTCAGGGGAGTATTTCCCATAGAATCTGGATCAATTTGTTCCCAATTTATCTCGATTTCCTCAGACAAAAGATCATTGAATTCTTGTAAAAAATGTTCCTTTTGATCATCAGAAACAGTGATATTTCCATCTCCACTATCGTTTCCGTATTTTTTAATTAATTTGGTTCTTTCTTCTTCTAGGTGCTTCAAAGCATCATTAAGATCCCTCATGACTCTGACCAATCTAAATGACAATTTGGCAGGAAGGGAAACATCAATCAATTTGTTCATCACAGAAGCAGACATATAAATTTCACCCAAACTAACTTTCATTACGATCTCCTTATAGAATTGCTGTTCTAAACACACTGATAGTGTGGTTTGTACTAATGGTATTTAGTAGGACATCCACCTTGGATCCGTTGGATACCGCTACTGGTGTTACATTTTGTGTATTTGTTGGTGCGGTAGCGGCATAAATCAAGGAAACAACATCAACTACTGTTTCCGTACCAGAAACTATTACATTGAATTCCAATAAGAAAGTGTCCTTTGGTACTGAAGGATTTTCTCCTCTTACTAGGTATTTTACACAATTACCTATTGCAGAAAGAGAGTATGAATCTATTTGTCTAGATGTCGCTGGTACGAAAGATCCAGAGAAGATCTTCTGAGAAACAGATTTGTTGCTTCCAGAAATCTTCAAATATCCATCGTCGGTAGTGTACAGTTTAACTATGTTGTCTTCTGATGTTATTGTCTTGGATGAAGCCATCAGAATATTGGAATTCATTTGCACTGAATTAGATCCAACACCTATACCAGAGCCAATATATCCTGCACACAATATAAGATTACCACTGGTGTTTGCGTGAATCAGTGCGGTATCATTCGAGATTCTTCTTGCTCTGATTGTTCTTTCCGTTACTCCATTGTAGAAGAAAAGATTTATATCTGTTGCGGTGGATCCTGGCGACAAGTAAAGATTCTTGTTGGAAGTTGCGCTCAGTATGGTGAATGTCGATGCATTACCATCAACATAGATTCTTCCATCCGATGTTCCTGTCTTTAGGGTTGGGTTGTTGCTAGAGTCGGAAGAGAACATCTTAGAAACGACAGAACCTGTTCCGTATGGAGTTAGAACCATGTCAATAGATGAAGCAGATGATGTGTCTCTTACTGCTTTTAGTTCTACTCTTCCTGCAACATTCTCTATGTTGAGATAGTGATTTGTACCATAAGTTAGACTATTAACTACATTAATAGATTTTCTTGTATTTTGAAGAATAAAGTTGGAGTTTAATTCTAGATTTCCTCCGAGAGTTGGAGTAGCATCAGAAGATAGAGTAGAATTAGAGGAAATTGTTATTGCAGATCCGTCATATGATAGAGAAGTATCTCCACCAGAAATAAATCTGAGTCTATCTGCTCCACTCGCAGATACAAGATAACCATTTAGACTCAAAGAAGAATAATAATTTAGACCAGAATTACTTACCACATCTGCAAAAGTTATACCAGAAACAGAAGTACCAGATGGTGTTACACCCAATACCTGTCCTTGTCCAAGTATCAAATTAGAAGCAAGATAACCACCTCTTACACTATTAAAAGAACTACCAGC